GACAGATCTTATTTGGTGGTGCTGGTTCCGGGAAAAGTGAAGAAGTTGCTAGACGGTGGCTTCTTCGCATTCTTGTGGGAATGAAAAAAAGAATACGTCATAAAATATTAGCACTTCGTAAAACACAACCTGCGGTAAGACGATCTGTTTTTTCATTATTTAATAAATATATTGATTTATGGAGTTTGAGAAATATAGTTCACATTAATAAAAAAGATATGACTTTTACTTTCACTAATGGGTCAATGATTTTATGTTGTGGACTCGATGACCCTGAAAAAATTAAGTCAATTGAAGGTCTTACCGGGGCTTGGATGGAAGAAGCAACTGAATTTACTGAAGAGGATTTTAGAGAACTGGATAGACGTATTAGAGGTTTATCAAGTACTTTTTTACAAATAGTTATTACTTTTAATCCAATTGAGGTGAAATGGTTAAGGGATGAGTTTTTTGAGTTTAAAACCGAGGAGGATGGTTCCGGGTTAATAGATGTAACTGATGATTCAAAATTAAGATATTGTAGATTTAAAAAAGTATCAAGTATAAAAGGTAAATTACACGAAGTATATGGTACTTCATTATTAACTACATATAAAGATAACAGGTTTCTTGATGATTTATATCAGGTAATTCTTGAAGATTTAAAACGTAAAGATATAACTGCTTATCGAATTTATGCGCTTGGTCAATGGGGTTCTCCTAAGGGATTAGTTTATGATGAAGGTACTAATTGGAGCGTGTGTAATGAATGGCCATCACTTGAATCATTTGAAAAACATGCTTTTGGTCTCGATTTTGGATATAGTAATGCTCCGACTGGTATTATTGAAATGGGTATGATAGGGAATGAAATTTGGGAGAGAGAACGATTATTTGAAATGGAATTAACTAATCAAGATATAGCAAGAGCATTAATAAGATTAAGAATTTCCAAAAAAAATAAAATAGTTGCTGATTGTGCTGAACCTAAATCTATTGAAGAAATGCGGAGAGCCGGATTCAAAATAATTGATTGTAGAAAAGGTGCTGATTCTATAAGAAATGGTATTTCTTTAGTTAAAGATTTTTATGTACACGTATATGGTGATTCAGAGAATTTAATTAAAGAGAAAAGGAATTATAAATGGATGGAAAGTAAAGACGGTGAGTACACAAACGAACCAGTTGATACATGGAATCATTTACTTGATGGAGAAAGGTATGTAGTTGATAATTGGTTGTCTCACAAAGTAGCTTCGTTTAGTTATAATTTAGGTAATCGATATCCAGCATAATTGAAAGGACAAAACATGGCAAAAATTAATGCAAATGATTACACGAAAGCGGGATTATGTGATTACGCAACAACTCATTTCGGAGTGACTATTAATCGAAAGAAGAATAGAACTCATGTTGTTAAAGAATTTAAAAAGGCTGAAAGGGAATATATTAGGGAACAACAGTTGCAAGAAGATGGTCAAAAAGAGGCTACAATAAAAAAACAAAAAGATGCTGATAAAATAGCTGAAAAAGATGCTATGGAAGAAGATGAAACTGTAAATTATCCTGTTGAAATGAAGAATGAAGAAGGTGACACAATTATGCATCGTCCTAATAAGGGTGGAATTGCATTAGGCGACCCAATTAATGGGCAAGAGATTGATGGGGAGAGTATAACTAATAGTGCCCCCCATTTGAATAAATAGTTGTTTCAGGGTAAGTATGGTGTTAAAAAAAATAAAAAAGATAACCTTAGATCAGCATTCTGCTAAACAAATGGCTTTAGGTAAAAAGCTTAAAAAAGAACATAATGTTGAAGTAAATAGGTTAGAAACTAAATATGCTTCGGTACTTGAAGCAATCCAGATAACTAATGCTAATTTAATGCTTAAACTTCAAGGGGATGATAGTACTGGTGAGGGAAGTAATGAATATTTAACTCATGAGGAACAGGTAGCAGAAATAATATCTACTTATGCTGCAGCAAGTAATATAGGTAGTGACTTAGTAAAACGTATTGTTAATGTGTCTGCTGCTTTAAAGATTCCTAATGGTTTAGATATAGAAGGGGGTAATAACAATTCTCCTGAACGAAAATATATACAAGATTTTATTGATAGTAATCAATTAAATGAAGGAGTATGTACTGAATTAAGTAAAGAGGCGGAGAAACAAGGTCAATGTTTAGTTAATCTGTTGTGGGATGATTTTGATAATACAGTTAAGATTAATTATATGTCATGGAATAAATATAAATATATAATTACTCCAGTAGGTTTAAATAATATGACTGCGCCGTATTATGTTAGTTGGGATGAAGTAAATATATCTGATGCAGAGGGTGAAACAGCGGGTGTTACCATTCCAGCCGGTAGTTTAATAGATACAGAAATAGCATTTGTGGCTTTTAATAAGGTTATTAATGATGATGGTTCTATCGAGGGATTTCCATCAATCGGGAGTATTCTTTCACGTCTTGATGATATAAGTAAAGATTTGGTTTATTGGAAAAAATCAAATAAATTATATGCTCATCCGACACCTGCCGTAAAAATAGATGATGCTAATGAAGCTGAATCACTTACTGCTAAAATAACTGCATCTGGATGGACTATGGGACAAATGCTTGTTTCATCTGGTGAACTTGCTATGGTTGTTCCTCAAAATTTTCATGAGACGATTAAAGAAGCAATATTAATTAATTTACAACTTGTTTCTGGTGCTACCGGCTTAGCTATAAGTTGGTTAGGATTTCCTGATTTAATGAGTAATAGAGCAGTTGCTGATAGTCTTGGGGAGCCACTTGAAATAGTAGCGGCCAATGATATTGCATCGTGGAAATCTTTTTATGAGCAGATGTTTGATAACGTTATTGAGATAAGAAATACAAATATAGGTGGTGGAACTAAGCTAAAAACAGGTATTATTAAACCCAGACTTAAGCCGATGAGTGATAGAATTTGGCAACAATTGGTTAGGTTCTGGATGCCGTCTGCTGAAAAAGAACTTATTTCCAGAGAAAGTTTCCATGACAAGATACCGGGATTTGATATAATTATAGAGGAAGAAAGACTTAAAAAACAAATGAAAGAGGATGATGCGAGAAAAGCAATGATAAAGAAAAAGGAAGCAGAATTAAGTCCTAATGCTCGCGATGATATAGATCAACCAAATACAGGAAGTGTAAGATTTAATGAAACACCGGGATAATATTTAATTGAAGGATACATGATGACAACTAATTCCACAAAAGAATTAAAATTGATACATTTATTGTGGACGATAATGATAGCTGTAGCATTAGGTGGTGTAGCATGGGGGATTATGAAAAATGAATTAGGTAATCAGGGCAAGGATATAATAGAGGTAAAAGAGAAGAAAGTTGATAAAAATGTGTTTGAAATGCATTTGGAAGCTCAAAAACAACAAACAATTACTTTTGTTGAAACAGTAAATAAAGGATTTGATAGAATTGATAAACGATTAGAAAATATTGAAAACAAATGAACATGAACCCGGATAAATTTATTTCTGCAATGACTGACGAGTTTGATTGTCGTAGGTGTGGTACTTGTTGCGCAGTATGGAAGATACCGGTTACTGATGAAGACATAATCGAAGAGCCATTACTTGCAAAAAAAGTAGAAGAAGGATTTATGAATAAGATGAGTGGAAATGTTATTTCTGCTTGTCCTTTTTATCATGTTATGAATGGATGTAGCATTTATGAAACACGACCACAGGCATGTCGTGATTTTGTTGCATCGCCTATAAAGTGTATGGCTGCAAAGATTAATACTACTGGTTTGGATGTAGGGAAAACAATCGAGGATTGGAAAAATAAAGAAATAGAAGAAATAGTTATTGTATCTAATATTTATACGATGTACATACAAATACTTACTAAAATATTAGGTATGAAAAAACGTATTGTTGGTGGGAAAACAATTACTGATGATCTGGAAGATGATTTTTTATTGAAGACAGTGAAAGATAGAACATTAGAGGAACAATATGTCGGTTGATGCAGTAAACGGAAAACAAGGTTTTGTAAATTTAGACACGTCGGATATACCTGAATCTATAGATAAACTTTATTTAAGTCTTGAAGAAAAACAAAATTTTATAAAACTTGAAAATCAGACGAGAGAATTACGTACACATACTTTTGATATAATTAAACACGTAAATGAAAATATACATACTATTATTGAAACAAATGCTGTTCATGGGCATAATGAAATAATTCATTTAAATAAGGGGATGAAAAAGAAAATAGAAGATCATCTTAAAGAACAACATGTTCATGGTCGTAGAGGTCCAATGGGTCCTATTGGTCCAATGGGTGTTGGTAGTGGTGTTTCAAATCATACTGACTTAAATGATATGCCGTCTGCGGTTGTTGACGATCATGATGGACGATATTTTACTGAAATCGAACATATTAATATTAGTGCAGGTGCAGGTGATGCAGGTAAGCCTATTAAATTAGACGCTAATGGTGATATTGATGCTACTATGATAAATAGTGTGGATATTGATCATGATATTACTACTAATTTTGTAGCTACCAAACATCTTGATCA